CCCAAACTACAACAGGAATGGGATACTCTACAAGAAATGCTAATTGAAGATGCTCGCTCTGCATATCAGTGGGCAATCAGTAAGGGTATCGCCAAGGAACAGGCTCGGGCAGTTCTACCAGAGGGTCTTACTATGTCACGCATGTACATGAATGGATCTCTCCGTTCTTGGGTTCACTATATAGAACTACGCAGTGCTAACGGAACTCAAAAAGAACACATGGAAGTGGCAGAAGCCTGTGCGGTTGAGATCGCAAAGATCTTTCCGCTCATGGAGGAGATTGGTGGATTATAGGAAGGAAAAGAATTTTTTAATAGAGATTGGATGCAAAGATCTTCCCCATACAGGGAGAACTCTTTATGATCATCTCATTGGAACTGCAGACAAATTAATTGAATACAAAAGACCAGATTATGAAGTGAAGGCTGCATTGTTTCATTCTATATACGGAACTGAAATTTATCAGCTATCAAAGGGTCTTCATATAACAAGAGATTCTGTTCGAAAACTGATTGGCGAAAAGGCTGAGAATCTTGCTCATATATTTTGTAATCTCACAAATAGAACTGAAAAAATTATCAAAGGCGAAGAAATCGAACAGGAATATATTTACAGTTTGCGTTGGATAGAGTATAGTAATCTCTTAGACCAAAACAAATATAATAGAAATCTCATTCCTCTTCGAATGCAGCTTATCGGTATATAATATGGTAGAAATTAATTTTAGATCATTATTCCCAACTCCGTTTGGGTTCGTGAACTTTGGCGAAGATGCTCGAGAACTAAATCAGATGATTGTGAAAAACATTGATGAGGAAATGTCTGAGTATCAGCCAGAAACTGAAGAGAGAACATTTACAAAAAATGAGTGTGGGTGGCAATCTAAACTTGGTTTAGAAAATCATTATGAGAGTTTTCAAAAACTTGCTGGAGCAATCACTTCTTGTATTGGCCCAGTACTGGTTGAGAGTGGTATTAAAGTAGAATATGCACAAAAACTCAAGGCGAGTAATTTGTGGGCAAACGTAGTTTTTGGAGCAGGTGGATTTTCTGAGCCGCACATTCATGGGTCAGGCGAAACACTTTGGAGTGGAGTTTATTACCCAAAGAGTGATCATGAAGATCTAGATAATTTTGATTCAAATGATTTCATTAAAGGGACAACTTTTCCAGGCAGCGGTCATCTTGTTTTAAGAGATCCTGCATATGTAAACAAGAGTTTGATTAAGACAATAGGAAACTTCAAAAACAGTGAATATTATGGAGCTTCAGTAACAGTGATTCCAAGAGAGTCATTGTTGGTTATGTTTCCAACATGGCTTGAGCATTATGTACAGCCAACAACAGACAACAATAAGAGGTATAGCATTTCTTTTGGAATTGCTAAAGCATAGGAAGGAAAAAAATGGAACATATGGGAATCACCATCGATCCAAATCGAGATACACTATTTGATGAACTCGGAACGTTACGTCTTAAAGAGTCATATATGATGGACGATGAGATTAGTCCACAGGAGAGATTCGCATATGTTTCAAAAACTTTCTCTAGCAATCCTGAACACGCTCAGCGTTTGTATGATTATGTTAGCAAGCATTGGCTTTCTTATTCTACTCCTATTCTATCTTACGGTCGTAGCAAGCGTGGGTTGCCTATATCTTGTTACCTCAACTTTATTAACGACACAGCCGAAGGACTCGTAGAGAATCTTTCAGAAACAAATTGGCTGTCAATGCTTGGAGGTGGAGTTGGAATTGGTTTTGGTATTCGTTCTGCTGATGATAAGTCTACTGGTGTCCTTCCTCATCTTAAAATGTATGATGCTTCTAGTCTCGCTTATCGTCAAGGTCGCACTCGTCGTGGTTCTTACGCTGCTTATTTGGATATTTCTCATCCAGACATTCTCTTATTTCTCGAGATGCGAAAGCCAACTGGAGACCAGAACTTTCGTTGCCTTAACCTGCACCATGGAATAAATATCACGGATGATTTTATGCAGTTGCTTGAAAATTGCATGACTGATCCAGAATGCGATGATACGTGGGAGCTGAAAGATCCACACACAAAGGAAGTACGTGAGAGTGTTTCTGCTCGTGATCTTTGGCAGCGTGTTCTTGAAATGCGTATGCAAACAGGCGAGCCATATATTCATTATGTTGATGAATCAAACCGTAAGTTACCGCAGTGGCTCAAAGACATCGGTCTTTCCGTAAATCAGTCTAATCTTTGTTCTGAAATTATTTTGCCAACTAACAAGGATAGAACTGCAGTATGTTGTCTTTCCTCTGTAAACCTGGAATATTTCGACGAATGGTCAAAGAACAAACAGTTTCTCCGAGACATTTTGGAGATGCTGGATAATGTTTTACAGAAGTTTATTGATGAAGCTCCCGATAGTATTTCTCGTGCTAAGTTCTCAGCCATGCGTGAGCGATCCGTTGGAGTTGGAGCACTTGGATTTCATGCCTACCTTCAGCGAAAGGGAATGCCATTCGAATCTGCCCTTGCTAAATCCGCTAACCTCCGAATGTTTAGGCATATCCGAAAAGGACTTGACGAGGCTAATAAAAAACTGGGAACGGAAAGAGGCGAAGCTCCAGATGCAGAAGGAACCGGACTCCGTTGCAGTCACGTTATGGCAATCGCCCCGAATGCCTCGAGCTCAATTATCATGGGAAATACCTCTCCCAGCATTGAACCCTGGAGAGCAAACGCCTATCGTCAAGATACTCTATCGGGAGCATTTCTAAACAAAAACAAGTATCTTGACAAATTGATCAAGGATAAGTGTGACGTTGATGATTCACTTAACTATGATAAAATCTGGTCAAGCATTATTGCAAACGACGGTTCAGTTCAGCAGTTAAAATGTCTCGATGATTATGAGAAAGATATATATAAAACATCGATGGAAATTGATCAACGTTGGGTGATTGAACACGCTGCTGACCGTCAGCAGTTTATTGATCAGGCGCAGTCATTAAATGTTTTCTTTCGTCCAGATGCAAATATTGCATATCTACATGCAGTTCATTTTCTTGCTTGGAAGAAGGGATTAAAGACTATGTACTATTGCCGTTCAGAAAAGATTGGTAAGGCTGATCGAGTGTCAAAGAAAATCGAACGGCAGATTATTCAAGAAATTGATATGACAGCGATTGCTGCAGGAGAGGAATGTTTGGCGTGCGAGGGATGATAAAATGAATAAGACAGGCAGAAGATACAATCATTGGTTTTGGAATTCTTTTTTCATAAAATTTGTATCAAAAAAGACGAGTAAGTTTAGTTCCTGGCTCTGGAGCAAGCAATATGCAAGACGTTAAAGTTATTACAGGCGAGGATTGCTGGTACTGCGATCAAGCAAAGAAACTCTTAAATGAGCATAATATCGAATATGAAGAGGTAGACGTGTTTGAAGCATCTGCTACAATGCAGGAATACAATCTCAGAACAGTTCCCCAAATCTTTGTAGAGGGCGAACTATTAGACGGCGGTTACACAGGATTAAAGGAATACCTCGATGGCAAATAAGCTCAAGCTACAGGATGAAAGAGATTATTTTAAGCCATTTCATTATCCTTGGGCATATGATATGTGGCTCAAGCACGAGCAGTCACACTGGCTTCATACTGAAGTGCCTATGATGGAAGATATTAAAGACTGGAAAAATCGTTTGACGACCGAAGAAAAGTATTTTCTTACGAATATCTTTCGGTTCTTTACACAGTCAGATATTGATGTTGCGGGTGGATATGTGAAGAACTATCTGCCTAACTTCCCGCAACCAGAAGTTCGTATGATGCTCACTGGATTCGCAGCTCGGGAAGCACTACATGTTGCTGCCTATTCACATCTGATTGAATCCCTTGGTATGCCAGAGACTACATATAATGAGTTTCTTGAATATGATGCCATGCGTGAGAAGCATGAGTACTTTATATCAAAGGTGGACAATGGTGCTATTCTTCCTGTAAAGATGGCAGCTATTTCTGCCTTTACTGAAGGTCTTGCGTTGTTTAGTTCGTTTATCATGCTCTTGAACTTCCCTCGGCACGGCAAGATGAAGGGTATGGGTCAAATTGTAACATGGTCAATAGTAGATGAGACACAACATGCTGAAGGAGTCATTAAGCTATTTCGCACATTCGTTGAAGAAAATCGTGAAGTGTGGAATGATGAAACTAAATCACAAATCTATACAATTGCAACTAAAATGGTTGAACTTGAAGATAAGTTTGTGGATCTGGCTTTCCAAATGGGCAAGGTCGAAGGGTTACGTGATTACGAAGTTAAAGAATACATCCGATACATCGCAGACAGGCGATTGATCTCGATGGGGATGAAAGGCATTTACAAGGTCAAGAATAATCCTTTGCCATGGGTTGAAGCAATGATTAATGCACCGACACACACCAACTTCTTTGAGAACCGAGCAACTGATTATGCTAAGGGTGCTTTGAGTGGTTCTTGGAATGAAGTTTGGGCAAACTAAGGAAGGGTAATGAAAGAAGAAGCATTCCAAGAAAGACTTGCAGCTGGATTGAAGGTTGAAGATCCTGATGATATGACACCTCGATACCGAGATGTTCTTGTAAATACAATCCATATTGCAGCTGATCTTGAAGTAGTCACACTACCAACTTATTTTCCAGCAATTAAAACATCACCAACACTCAGTGATAAAATTGCAGTGGCATCATCTTGTCAAGATGAACTTGGACATGCTCAGGTGATGTATCGTTTACTTGAAGATTTCGGATACGATACACATGAATTCTTATTTGAACGTGACCCAGAAAACTGGCGTACGTTTCAAATGCTAGAGTTCCCTCACGAGGATTATATTGAAACAGTTGTGAGTATGTGTTACGGCGACCGAGCCGGATATATAACCACAATGGATCTTGAGGCTCATTGTAGTTATGCTCCTCTTGCACGTGGGCTTCGAAAGGTAAACTTTGAAGAAACATTTCATGTAAAACATGGTGAACGATGGGTAGAGTTTTTCTGGAATCATTCTGATGAAAGCAGACAACGAGTTCAGGAAATGGTAGACTTTTATTTCCCTCTCTGTGCTGCTTGGTTTGGTTTGCCCGATGAACTTAAAACTAGAACCGATCAGCAGAAATATAAAATTCGTGGATCAACTAATGATGAGATGAGACAGATATGGTTAGAAAAGGTAGTACCATTCAGTGAAAAGGTTGGTATTAAGATCCCGGCACATTATGATTCTGAGATTGGTAAATATGTATTCGATTATGAAGCACCCATTTATCTCGACGAAGAGACCCGTAAATGGGATTATAATAAAACTATAACTTGGGAAGAACAACTCAAGATTTGGAAAAAAGGTAGCAAACACAAGGTTCCTAGTATTACTGAAGTACAAACAGAACGCTGGGGATCAGAGTTGTGGTAAAGGAAGGGTACAAATGGCGCCAGTAAAACAAGAAATATTATGTGATGACTGTCTCGCCGAATTTGAAATTAAATTTGACGAAGAAGAACACGAGCCTGTATATTGTCCTTTCTGCGGTGCTGATTTACTTTGGGATGAAGACGAAGAAGACGATGACGAATTTGAACTAGACGACTGGAATGATCCAGATAATGATGATTACGAATGACATGGTACTATAATGGAGAACCTTTTACCAGTGAAATGATTGAAGATAATATCGGTTTCGTATATTGTATAACCGATACTCGTAATGGACTGAAATATATTGGTAAGAAGGGATTGATATCAAAACGCAAGATGCCACCACTGAAAGGCATGAAGCGAAAGAGAACGAAGATAGTGGAAACAGACTGGCAAACCTATTATGGGTCAAGCGAGACTGTTAAGATGCTTGTCGAAGAACATGGTCGTGAGATGTTTCATCGTGAAATTCTACGGTTGTGTAAATCAAAAGGTCAAATGAGTTATTATGAAGCCAAGTTGCAGTTTGAAACGGACTGTTTATTGAAACCAGAAGAATATTACAATGAGTTTATCGGGTGCAAAATAAATCGCAAACATCTATTGACAAAGAAGTAACGCCGAAGTATACTATATACGATAAGCGACCTACTATTGGCACACGTGAAGTACGTGGGGAATCATGGGACATGTTTATTGTCCGTAAATTGAAGGAATATCATGATGAAACAAGGAAAAATTTGGGGAACGACTGAGCCTCTTCTCATCACCCCAATGATTGAATTCCATAGAATTAATATCGAACCTTTCTGTCACTGCTCGATGCACAAGCACGAGTTCAAGTATAACATGTTTTATGTGATTGAAGGAAAACTTGATATTCATGTTCGCAAAAATAATTACGATCTCACAGACATTACGGAACTATATCAAGGAGAGTTTACTTCAGTTGCTCCAAACGAATACCATATGTTCCAAAGTTCGGAAGAAAGGGTCGAAGCGTTAGAAATTTATTATCTCAATCCAATCAGCGAAGATATTATTCGTGAGACAGTAGGTGGTTTAAACAAATGACGGATTTACCTGAACACCTTGGTGGGCACATGAACAAAGTCCACACTGATCGAGGCACACTTCTCTATCTGAAAGAAAAGTATGATATTCGAACAATGGTAGATGTTGGGTGTGGACCTGGAGATATGGTTCAGATTGCAAATGATCGAGGAATCAAAACGATTGGTATTGATGGTGACTTTACTCTAACATATCCACCTGCACTTCGTGAAAATATTTTACTACATGATTTTTGTGATGGTCCTGCTCCACTCACCGACGAATATGATCTTGGTTGGTCAGTTGAATTTCTAGAGCATGTTGAAGAAAAGTATGTTCCAAACTTCATGGATGCATTTGCTCGTTGTAAGTATGTTGTTTGTACAGCTGCTCCTCCAGGTCAGGCTGGCCATCATCATGTAAACTGTCGTGATCTTGATTATTGGAAAGAAGTTTTCAGCGAGTATAAATTAGAATATGATGAGGAAGTAACAGCTGAAGTGAAAAAGAATTCAAATATGATCAAGCCATTTATTGTAAGGAATGGTATGTTTTTCAGGAGAGTGTGATGAGTGAAAAGATCCGTATGTTTATCGGAACCTCGAGTAACGGTGAAGATAACCCAACCGAAGCAGTTTATGAATATTCCCTCCGTAAAAACTGTTCAAGAGAAATTGATATTGTTTGGATGCGACAGACAAATGATCCGTCTTCATATTGGTATGGATGGAATACGGTAAACTGGCCAACACCATTTAGTGGTTATCGTTGGGGCATCGCTGAATACTGCAACTTTGAAGGTCGGGCATTATATACTGACTGTGATATGATCAATTTCAAAGATATTTCTGAACTGTGGGATATCGATATGGAAGGCAAACCACTCGCAGCTCGCAAAGGAAGTAGGTTCGGCGGTCATGAGTTTTGTGTCACATTAATTGATTGCGCTGCTTTCAAGAAACTCGACCCGATTCCCGCAGCACGCCAGAGAACTCTAGACGCTTACCATCAGAGATGCATCCGTTCATTCAGTGGTAATGACAATCTCGTGAAAGAAATTGATGCAAGGTGGAACTGCCTTGATGGAGAAAACCTTCAGATTGAAGATATCTGGCATTTACATTGGACTTCAATGCCAACACAGCCATGGCGTCCAGGCTGGTTCACTGGTGTTCCTGCTGAACACCCAAGAGCAGATCTTGTAAATCTTTTTGAAAATCTATTGATTGAAGCGAACGATAACGGCTATAATGGATTAACTGCTGAATATCCACCTATCGAGTATAATATCATTGGAAGATAATATGTTTGGAATTAAAGGCGAACGACCAATTGGCGATGTGATATTTGCTTCTTGTGATAGCAAGTATTTCCAAGATTTTGCTATCCCTCTTTTGTATAGCGCAAACGAGCATGGTAACAATCTTCATATTCATATCATGAATCCTGTATATGATGACATCTACACTGCACAATCACTCAAGAGTAAATTGCGAGTTGACTTCACATACAGCTATGAGGAACGCAATATTAATATGCGTGAGTATTATAGCTGTAATCGTTTTATGGTTGCACCGCATTTCCTTGAAACAGCAGATAGAATGTTGATTATTGATGCTGACTGTTTGATTATGGAAAAGCTAGAGTTTCCAGACGCTGACTTAGGTTTGTATCTTCGTGATCCACTTCCTGGAACTGTTGGTTGGGAAAACGAAGGCACACATGTTGCAGCTGGTACGGTTCTTTATACAAAGAATTCTATTGATTTCGCAAAAGACGTTGCAATCTCAATCTACAATCATGAACTAAAATGGTTTCTGGACCAAGTAATGCTCTGGCGATCATACAACAAGTTCAAAGATCAGTACAAGTTTTATCAATTTACAGAACAAGATATGGATTGGCAGTTTGTAGAGGGTACGAAAATTTGGACAGGTAAAGGTCCGAGAAAATATGATAACCCAACCTACTGCGCCGAACAACAGAAATACCGAGATATGCATGTTCTCTGATTTTTTAAAGAGAAATAACGTAAAGCATCCACGTACTCTTTCTGTGAGTCCGGATTGGGACACCGCAGCTGAACTTGAACAGGAAGCAATTGAAACCACGGATCGAGCTGTATGGGATAGGTGCTCACGGAATCTTTTCGTTGAAGATGTTTACAGCGCATACAAAAGTATTGACCGATATCCTTTCAATGATAAAGAGCTTGTTGAAATAGGACTTCATGTTTTCCGAAGAGTCTTCAGTCAGTATGCACATAGCAAGCGAGCAGTCAATGGCTCAGAAAAGTATGATAAAGAAGGTTTGGTAATATATGAAAATTTCCTCGATGAGGAAATGCTTGATGGTGTTCGTAAAGAGTTTGATCAATTTCAAATCGGAGTTGTCAACAAACAACCTCATAATATCATAGCAGCAAATGTAGAAAAGGCTCCGAATATGTTTGATGCCTTGGCTAAGATGCGACCACTGGTTTTCGATTGTATTGGTGTTGATAATAATGAATTGAGCTTGAAGTTTGTTTCAAATACGTTTGCGCAGAGAGTCGATAACAGTCCAGATGACAATGACAATCAAAAGAACTGCCATGTTGATACGTTCTTCCCTGCAATTAAGTGGTGGTATTTCCCTGACGAAGTTAAAGTAGAACAGGGTCCATTCTGGTATGCAATGAATAGTTGTTATCCCACTGATGAATATCTCGATTGGTTATATCAAGAATCAATTAAATGTATTGATGGAACTTATGATGATTGGAAACTCAAAGATCATCAAGAGGGTTCTTTCCGAGCGAGCGATGATGAACTTGAGACGATGGGATTTGATGTGAAGCCAGTTCCCGTGAAGGCAAACACTCTTGTGATTGGCAATGTTGGTGGGTTTCATCGTAGAGGTGATACTGTCGAACGTCATGTTCGTAATGCTATTCATGGCTCAATTCGAATTGATAATCCATTTGTGTGGTGACAATGAAAATTTTATATCTCTCTCCTAGACTAGATTGTTCATTCAAGAAGGGTGCGGTCCCTGAAGTTGAAGGACCGCCAAATCATCCTATTCGACATTACTGGGTTGCGTTCGAAAAACGTGTTCATGAGTTTTGTTACAAGCATGGTCATGAGTTTGAAGTTTACAAGAAAGCACTTTGGCAGTTTACGCCCGATGATGTTTTAGAATCAGATTGTGATATTGCTCTCGTTCCACATCATGACTTTCGGACATTTGATGCGGGACCAAGGGTTCGTTACTATATGCAGATGGGATTTCCTTGGCTCTTTTCTATTGATACTAAGGGTTGGTGTGGAGATGCTGCCGACTGGCCAATTCCTTGGAACATTGGACCATATGATCCACAGCTGTTTGATATTGTAAGAAAAGAAATGATTGAAAACAATATCAGTAAGTTTGCACAACCAAACGAAAAGGTTGACTTACCAGATAAGTTTATTTTGTTTTGTTGTCAGCTTCCTCATGATATGACGATTCGCTATCATAGTAACACGACAGTTGACAAAGCTCTTCTTGCAACAATGGAGTTCGCTCATTCTATCAACTTGCCAGTTGTTGCTAAAGGGCATCCAATTAATCCTGGTTCTATGGCTGAACTCAAAAATGTTTTTGATCAGAATAAACAACCAGAAGATATGTGGGTTGACAATGCGAGTATCCACCAGTGTTTAGCTCAGTGTGAAGCAATGTTTTCCGTTAACTCTGGGGGAACTGGTCTTGATGCTATTCTTCACCAGAAACCAATATTTGTTTTTGGAAGAGTAGATTATCAGAGTATTGCCCACACGGTTGATGATTATGTCGAAGAAACATGGAATAATCGAGATTTTTACCTTGACAAATATCCTTCTTTCATCTATAGTTACTTCAAGCATAGATATAACGTAAATGATTTGAGCTCCTTTGACAAACTCAACGCAAATATATGTTAGAGGTGCATTAGGAACACAGTTTCTTTCTGTGTTCTTTTTGTCCACTGAACGTGACCTGGAATTCAACAAAATTATTTTGTCGGCTGGTGGTAGCACGCTCGCTGAACATTGTAAGATAATGTATCTCTGGGATTACCTAGAACCTAAATTTTATTGCACTTCAGAAGTAGATATGCAATCTACTCATAAGAGTTTCAATGTGAATGCTTGGCCAGAAATGACCAAGGAAGAGTATCGAAAAAGAGTCAAGGAATTTTATCGAAAATGGGAAGTGAATTTTATTTTCGGTTGGCGCTCTGGTGTAAGAGAGCATGATGTAATTTTGCATGCAAGAGGAACTGATAATAAATTTTTAACGGAAGATAAGCTGGCACAGATTGCGAAGAAGTATGATAGCGTAGCTGTTACGGGAGAGGACAGCCAACTCATTAGTAGGATACAAACTATCACTGATGTCAAAAACATCAGCTCCGATGATCCAGTGTATGATTGGTATACTCTACAAAACGCAAAGGAAGTTCACGGAGGGTGTTCTACGTTTATGTTATCAGCAGCGATGCTCTCTCCAGAAACTCAGTTTGTATTTTATCAAACACCAGATATGAATCCAAACAGCAAAATTATTAGCGATAGGATTGTATCTGTTTTAGACAATGCGAGGATAGAATGTTTTGGCCATTGATGGAAGACACGATCACTCAAGAAGATAAAAATGAGTTGATCAAATTTATTATTGACACTGATCGGTTTACTAACGGACCAATGGTTCAGAAGTTCGAGCGAGCATGGTCAAACTGGCTTGGTTGTCAGTACACACTTTTTGTTTCGTCTGGCAGCACAGCGAATTTCCTACTGGTTGCTGCGCTCAAAGAGCATTTCGACTGGAATAATGAAACGAAAATTATTGTTCCCGCATGCACATGGATGACAAATGTTGCTCCGATTATGCAGCTAGGAATGCAGCCAATCTTTTGTGATATTCATCCAGGAACATTTACGTTTGATATTGACAGTCTAAAAGAGATCAGAGAGAAGCATGATTCTATCGGTGGTATCTTCGTGACGCATCTCCTTGGTTTGAATGGTGAGGTAGAAGCATGTAAAGAGTTGTTCCCAGAAGCAGAAGTCTTTGAGGATATTTGTGAAAGCCATGGTGTTCGTGGTCCTGATGGTAAAAGAAGGGGATCTGACTCAATCGGTGCAACATTCAGTACATACTTCGGGCACCATATGACAACAGTCGAAGGTGGAATGGTTTGTACTAACAACCACGAATTGTATGATTTGATGCGTCGTAAGCGTAGTCATGGTATGGCTCGTGAAGGTGCGGATCCGAATCCTTCAGATCCAGCATTCTGGTTTACTACAGATGGTTATAACTTTCGTAATACCGAGATCGGAGCAGTTCTTGGGCTGAACCAACTCAAACGTCTTGATGATATGATTGATGCTCGTCGTAAGAACTATCAAACATTCATCGATATGCTCGACGATCAAAAGTTTCTGGTTCCATCAGCTGATCCAGGCAACAGCAGTTTTTGTTTCCCATTTATCTGCTTGGAAAAAGATCTCAAATACAAACTGATAGAGTTGTTCGATGGCGCTGGTATTGAACATCGACCTATCATTGCCGGAAATCTTCTACGTCATCCGGCATTCAGTAAGTTCCAAGATGTGTGTACGGGAGCAGACTTCGTGCATGACAATGGAATATATATCGGTAACAGTCATTTCGTAACCGAAAAACACCTCAACGTATTACAACACATTATGGATTCATTATGAAAGCGTTAATTACAGGGATAACAGGACAAGATGGCAGTTACCTGGCAGAGCTCCTTTTGGAAAAAGGTTATGAAGTTCACGGCATCATTCGCCGTAGTAGTTCTTTTAATACTGCTCGAATTGATCATATCTTTTCCGACATTTCGCTCCACTATGGGGATGTGACCGATTCGTTTTCTATGGTGAATATCATCAACAAGGTTCAGCCAGATGAGATCTACAATCTTGCGGCACAGAGCCATGTTAAAGTCTCGTTTGAGATTCCGGAGTATACGGCGCAAACTGATGCGCTTGGCACACTCAGAGTTCTAGAGGCTGTTCGCACTCTTGGTTTGAAATGTAAAATTTATCAGGCATCAACTTCAGAGTTGTTTGGTCGGGTTCAGGAAGTTCCTCAAAGAGAAACAACTCCTTTCTATCCACGTTCTCCTTATGGCGCTGCTAAAATTTATGCATACTGGATCACAAAGAACTATCGTGAAGCATATGGTATGTTTGCCTGTACAGGTATTCTATTCAATCATGAGTCTCCTCGTCGTGGCGAAACATTCGTGACGCAGAAAATCGTAAAGGGTTTGAAAGCAATCAGCGAAGGCAAGCAGGAAAAGCTCTTCCTTGGCAATCTAGATTCAAAACGGGATTGGGGTCACGCAAAGGATTATGTCGAGGCTATGTGGCTGATGCTTCAGCAGTCATCTCCTAAAGATTATGTGATCGCAACAGGAAAACAATATTCTGTGAGAGAGTTCATTTCTCTTTGTGCTCCTCACTTTGGGTTAAAGATCGGTTGGGTGGACAAGGGATTGAAGGAAATAGGAGTTGAATCCAGTGATCCTACTAATTTGAAAACAATTATTGAAGTGAGTGAGAAGTATTTTCGTCCGGCTGAAGTTGAGAGTTTGCTTGGTGATTCTTCTCTCGCAAGAAAGGATCTCGGCTGGGAACCGAAGTATAATATCGATGCGCTCGTGAAGGATATGTGTGAACATGCATAAAGTATCGGTTATCGGTGCGAGTGGTATGGTCGGTTCTGCTGTTGTTAAAGCTCTAGAGGGATATGAGGTAGTCGCACCAACTCATCATGATTGGGACTTTACCTCGCAGAGAGATGCCGAAACATATTTTGGAATTTATCGTGATATCGATACGGTAATTCTTTGCGCTGGTAAAGTCGGAGGAATCAAAGCAAATATGGAAGATCCGTATGGGTTTCTGTATGAAAATGCTATGATTGGTTTGAATACAATTCATGCTGCAAAGAAGTTTGGTATCAAACATCTGATTAATCTTTCATCATCATGTGTATACCCGAGACTGTGTAAACAGCCGATGAAAGAAGAGTATATGATGACTGGAACGGTGGAGCCTACAAACGAGGGATATGCGTTTGGTAAGCAAGTTGCTTTGAAGATGGCTGAATATGCCGGATATGTTTCTTTGATTCCCTGTAATATCTATGGCGAGAATGACGACTGGTCCGAAAACGGTCATGTGATGGCTGCTTTGGTTCGACGACTATGCGAAACGAAGGAAAATCTTGACCAGAAGTTTGTAATGAGAGGATCAGGAACAGCTCGGCGTGAGTTCTTACATTCACAAGATTTAGCGGAAGCCATCGTTCATGTTATGAAAATGATTCATGACGGAGAAGATGTTCCGTTGACAATGAATGTGGGTAGTGGCGTAGATTATTCGATTCGAGGAATGGTCACAATGATCATGAAATCTATTGGCTATTACCCTGAGCTAGATTATGATTTAAGTTTCCCTGATGGTATGCCTCAGAAGTTGACTGATGTTTCTAAGATTAACAATCTAGGATGGGAATCAAAGATTGATATTGAACAGGGCATTGAATTTATGGTAAAGGAATATGAGAACAATAAACTTCTGGGATAAGTGCGGACATCATAATCACGGTGATGCTTGCTATGCCATTCATGCGAAGAAGGCAAGAACGGTTGAGTATTCAACTGATGGTAAAGGGCAGCTTGATGTTTACACGCATGATGCCTTTGGTCGTGTATTTGACACCGGATACACAGGCGTAAAGATCGGATGGCTACAAGAGCCAAGAGGGATTAATTCTTTTTGGTATGATCAGCTCGAGCAAAGAACTGAACGATTCTTTGAACCCGATGCTTTCGACTTCATATTAACTCACGACCAAAAGCTACTTGACCTGGATCCAAGGTTTCAGTTCATGCTCGGCAATGGATTCTGGATCAAGGAGCCGAAGGTATATCCCAAAAGTAAGCTCGTCTCTATGATTGCTTCGAACAAGGCAATGTGTCCTGGTCACCTCTATCGGTTAGAATGGGTAAACAGGCTGCAAGGTAAGCTCGATCAGTATGGGCGAGGGTTCAATGAGATCTCTTTGAAAGAAGAGGGTCTATGCGACTATATGTTCTCAGTCGCCATCGAGAATCAAATTAGCGACGTTTGGATCACCGAAAAGGTACTTGACTGCTTCGCCAGCGGCACGATTCCTATTTATGGTGGGACACGGCGAATCGCCGAGTTCTTCAACCCAGACGGCATCATCTTCCTTGAGGATGGGTTCAATCCAGCCGACCTCACGCCTGATATGTACTATGCTAGGATCGATGCGGTAAAGGATAATTTGGAGCGAGTTTTGCCTCTCGAGATCCCTGTTGACCATATTTTTGATAACTTTTTTTAAGTTTCTAATAAAATCAATGACTTAGCAGGTACGATTTTGCTTGCTTTATTTCTGATTCACCGTTATACTGTATATATGATGATTGATAAGGAAATGAACATGACTAACTACACGATCTTCCAGATTAACCTGACCGATGCTCAGGTTGACGAAGTTAACGCAGCGAAGGGCGACTACCCTGAGTTCTACAACAAGTATCTTCGCACCAATTTCCAGCCGAAGCCTGAGGCGATCCTGGATGCCTTCGACATGTACAAGCCTGTCGCTAAGATCGAGGCTGAAAATCTTGAGCAGGTCTTCCATATCGGCAACATGGGTCCGGAAGAAAAGATCGAGCGTCTTGATCGGATGCACAGTGTGTCGGTTGGTGATCTGGTCTTTGATCCGAACACTGGGATTTACTACTATGTTGACTCCTTTGGCTTCGGTGAACTACCGAACGAAGATGTGATGAAGAAGGTAGCTTAAGATGACAAACGATGAAATGAAGAAATACACG